TCCATATTTGCTAATATTTCTTATGATGTTGCTCACGATTATGTAGTTGACTTATTTGAGACTCTTATAACTTACTACCTTTATTCCGTTTTCCATTTTCCAGAGGCTACTGTTGGGTTTGTCGGGCAGGATTCGTCCTCCCTTTAAATGTTAAAGATACAATCTACTATGGGAAGGATGCCTTTCAGGAACTTCCCATTCGACCAGTACCCGATGTTCAACCGTTCACTTCTGTTGACACATGTACATATCGGGTCAAGCCCTACGGTCGACGGCTCTTCGGTTCAACCGAGGATGTTCCGATTTCTATAGATCCCGCTAATCCATTTAATCTTGAATGCGGTTATCGAAAAAGAATCAACCCAAGGCTACCAGTAGCGCAACAAGCAATTCTTATTGAACTTAAAGCTTTTGTCACTCGTTTCTGTGCCGATCATTTCACGCCCATTCCTTTTATTCCTTTCTCTTTAGAAATTGTCCATCAATGGCTCCAGGAATGTCACCACTATCCCCAGAAAAGAAAAGATCACTTATATAAGTGTTTCCAGTCCGTCCTCAATGACGGTTTGCCTCGCCTTTCTAAATCACATTATCATCTTGAGTCTTTCGTTAAAAGGGAGTGGTACCCTGAGATTAAAAATCTGCGTCTAATTAACTCTCGTTCAGATGCTTTCAAATCCTGCGTCGGACCCTATATTAAAATGATTGAAGATCTCGTTTATGATTTGCCTAATTTTGTTAAAAGAATTCCCGTTGAACAGCAGCCCAAACGTTTGTCTCCTTTGCGAGATTACCCTTACATTGTTGAAACTGATTATTCTTCTTTTGAAGCCGGCTTTGTGCCTGATTATACTGCTGCTGTTGAACGCGTTTTATTTCGATATATGCTTGCCAACAATCCCGACGTTCTAAATATTATTGAAAAATCTTATGAATTTCCCAAGAACACACCTCGTGTTAATAAACTTGTTAATAAACACTTTCTAGCCCATGTTGTCGGTTCGCGTATGTCCGGTGAAATGTGGACGTCGCTCGGCAATGGTTTTTCAAATTAATGAATTTAAAATTTTTGATGGCTAAACATTTTCCTAACGTTCGATATGCTGCGTTTGTTGAAGGTGATGATGGCTTAATCGGTGTGCAGAGTCAATGTCTTCAGGCTGCGCATTTTCGGGATTTGGGGTTTAATATCAAGATTCAATACGGCCAGGACTTATCTCATACTAGCTTTTGCGGTAATGTTTTTGATCCCATTAGTTTACGTGTTGTTGTTAACCCTAGTAATATTGTGCGTTTCTTTTATACCTGCACTGCAATTTATTTGAATGCTCGACCTCGCACTTTGAAAAGATTACTCCGTTCCAAAGCCTTATCTCTTTATTGCACTGGCCGCCACACACCTATCGTCGCTATTCTTGCTTGGAAAGTTAGTCAATTGCTCGGTCAGGGCAGTGTTTCCGAAGAGCCTAATCGTCGTTTTTGGTCGCGTCATTTATTGCGATCTTACTCTGAATTCTTTTCCAAACCTCAACAGTTGCCTAAACCTTGTATCGGCATGTCTGAGAGATGGATATATATGAAGAAATTTGGTATTGCTTTCGATCAACAGCTTCGGCTTGAGAAACTTATTTGCTCATGGACCAGTTTAGATCAAATGCATATTCCGGCCTTCTTCAGCTCATGGTCGG